GAGAAACCCAAATGGGGTCTGGACTTCTCTATTGACTATTGTGACCGAGAGGGCAACGTGTTTGAACTGCTCCACTGGGAATACGATGGTTTCGAACATGATGAAGTTGCCGACAAGAAAGAAAAAATGGAGAAATTTCTCAAAAAGCAGGATTGGTCAGACCGTGCTAAAACAATGCTGGAACGTAAAAGTGAGTGGCACGATTTGGATTTTTTCGCACAAAGCGAATGGAAAACACGGTTTTTTGGCATAGAAAAAGAACGTTTCAAAGTGGTGCTGTGGAAATAAATACTGAAAATGACAGGAATTCCTTACAACTACGGCAAATACGTTGATGACACAGTTAGACTGCGTGATCAAGGGCACGTGGACGCAGGAAAACAAGTGCAATCACCAGCAAGTGCGGGCAGTAGAGGATTAAATAAAACTGTACAATTTACAAAAGATCCAACACAAATGAAGATGGGAGAATCGATCACTATGGAAGACATGAAATCTTTAATAAGCAGAATAGATGGGTTGAACGTCCCAACTAACGAAGCACCAGAAAACACCGATATAGATATTAGACAATTATTACTAGACATCTCTGCCATGAAAGACAGGATATCAGAACTGGCTATGGATGATGGAACAAAAACATCGGCCTTAACAGCACTTGGACAGGTTGCAGATGACATAGCACAGGAAATAAAAGGACCATTCCCAGAAGAAGAATCATACGAACCGTTCCCAGAAGAGGACGAAATGACTTTTGAAGACGATGATGCGTTCTACGAAGCGTTTGGAGAACTGGGTTTCCCAGAAGACGAGACAGAATTATTTGACGCAGAATACAGAGGACGTAAAGTTCCACTTAACAAACCAATGAGAGGTGATGTTAAGAAATTTAAAGTGTACGTTAAGGATCCAAAATCCGGAAACGTGAAGAAAGTAAACTTCGGACACGGTGGAAGTTCAGCAAGAAAAGCCGGACAGAAGACAATGAAAATTAGAAAGTCTAATCCTAAAGCAAGAAAAAGTTTTAGGGCAAGACATAACTGTGCAAATCCAGGACCAAAAACAAAAGCAAGATACTGGAGTTGTAGGAAATGGTAAAAATAAAAGAAGTTGAAGGCATCACAGAAGCAGAATTTGAGAAACTAGCAGAAAAGAAAGATGCCTGCTATCACAAAGTAAAATCAAGATACAAAGTTTGGCCTTCGGCTTACGCCTCTGGTGCTCTAGTGCAGTGTCGTAAAAAGGGTGCGGCCAACTGGGGTAACAAGAGCAAATGAGAATCACAGACATTATAACAGAAAAGTGTTGGAAAGGCTACGAGAAGAAGGGCATGAAGACCATGTTCGGAAAACGTGTGCCTAATTGTGTAAAAAAAGAAGATGTTCAAGTAGGCAAAGACGGCAATTTAATTTTTGCAGAAGGTTTAAACGAGAATCTTAAAAAATGGTTCAAGGACAAATGGGTAAGAGTTGGACCAAAAGGAAAAATCAGAGGTGCGTGTGGTGGTAAATCAAAAGGCGAAGGTAAACCAAAATGTTTACCTCTGGCTAAAGCAAGGGGCATGGGTAAAAAAGGCAGAGCATCCGCGGCACAAAGAAAAAGAAGAAAAGATCCAAATCCAGATAGACGTGGTAAAGCAATCAACGTTGCCACAAAAAAGAAAAAAGCCAAAAAATAATTTGCATTGATTGAAAATATGTTATATACTGTTGACAACAACAGGAGAAACAAATGGCAGTAAGAAACTTCAATGACGCAGAAAAACAAAAACTAATCCAAATTATATCTCAAGGTTCACAAGTACTAGGTGAGGTTGAAGATCTAAGAGCAGGATTAAAAGACACAGTTAAAGCAATAGCAGAAGAACTAGAATTAAAACCAGCACTCATCAACAAAGCAATTTCAGTTGCACACAAAGGCAACTACCAGAACATCGCTGACGAGATGGACACACTAGAAAGCATACTAAACACAGCCGGCAAACTTTAATGTTGAAATTACTCAAAGAATTTTGGGTAAACAGTTATAACACAGATAAAATTGCATTTTGGTTTGAACTTATTTCAGTATCATTAACAATATTAGGATCTTGTGTATTGACATTTACCTCTCCAAATCCTATAATGACAGTAGTGTTTCCAATATATTGGATAGGATCAAGCACTCTATTGGTAGCATCAATAAGACGTAGACAAATTTGGTTGTGTACACTTACAAGTTGGTTTACAATAATGAACACAATAGGATTATATAAAGTATTCATAGCATGAGTTACATAGACGCACTATACAAGAAAGACGAAGATAGAATATATGTAGTAGAACGTGATCCTAAAAAAGGCCGTGTGTTTGTCGAGTATGATGCAAGGTATGTTTTTTACTATCCGGACGCTAGAGGAAAACACAGATCCATGACTGGTGAACCTTTACAGAAGGTCACGTGTAGCACACATAAAGAATTCATTAAGGAGCAGAGGATAAGGTCCAACAAGGCTCTTTATGAACAAGATATCAATCCAGTATTCCGTTGTTTGGAGGAGAATTATCTCGGTAAGGAAACTCCAAAACTAAACGTAATGTTCTTTGATATCGAGGTGGACTTCGATCCAGATCGAGGTTATTCCACAACCGATGATCCGTTTATGCCCATTACTGCCATAAGTTGTTATATGGGTTGGACGGATCAACTGGTTACACTTGCAGTGCCACCAAAAACAATCAGTATGCAAGATGCAAAAGTATTGACAGAACGTTTTCCCAACACAATGTTGTTTGAAAAAGAAAAAGACATGCTTGACGCTTTCCTACAACTTGTGGAAGATGCGGACATACTGTCAGGTTGGAACAGTGAGGGATATGATATTCCGTACACTGTGGGAAGAATACAGAAAGTATTGAGCGGTGATGATACAAGACGTTTGTGTTTTTGGGGAGAAAAACCAAAGAGAAGAGTTTTTGAAAAGTACGGCAGAGAACAGTTGAGTTTTGATCTTGTTGGAAGAGTTCATTTGGACTTACTTGAACTATATAGGAAATACACATATGAAGAAAGACATAGTTTTAGGCTAGATGCTATAGGTGAACACGAACTGGGCGAAAAGAAAACTGTGTATGAAGGTTCTTTGGATCACTTGTACAAAAATGATTTTGGTTTGTTTGTAGAATATAACAGACAAGACTGTGCATTATTGGCCAAACTTGAAAAGAAATTAAAATTTATAGAACTTGCCAATGAGATTGCACACCAAAATACTGTGTTGCTACAAACAACAATGGGTGCAGTTGCAGTTACAGAACAAGCAATCGTAAACGAAACACACAGGCGTGGTATGATTGTGCCTGGCAGAAAATACAAAAAAGAGGGAGAAGAGAATCAACCGGCGGCAGGTGCATATGTGGCAACACCACAAAAAGGAATACACGACTGGATTGGTTCTATTGACATCAACTCGCTTTATCCTAGTGTTATTAGAGCACTGAACATGGGACCAGAGACAATCGTAGGACAGATAAGACCTGTAATAACTTCCGCAGAGATCAACAGAGCCAAACATGCCAAAAAATCATTTGCAATGGCTTGGGAAGGACAGTTTGGAAGTTGGGAGTACCAAGCAGTGATGAATCAAGAGAAAGGCACAGAGATAATTGTTGACTGGGAAGATAAGACCAGTGTGAGAATGAGTGCGGCACAACTGTATGAGATAATATTTGACGGCAATAACAAATGGATGTTAAGTGCCAATGGTACAATATTCACGTATGAGTACGAAGCGATCATTCCAGGATTGTTGAAACGTTGGTACGCAGAGAGACAAGATATGCAGAAAAAAATGCGTGACTGTGGGGATAACGAAATAGAAAAAGAGTATTGGGACAAAAGACAACTGGTCAAGAAAATTAATCTAAACAGTTTGTATGGAGCAATTTTGAATCCTGGGTGTAGGTTCTTTGATATAAGGATTGGACAGTCAGTTACATTGACTGGTAGATGTATCACAAAACACATGGGAGCAAAAGTAAATGAGATTGTTGCAGGAAAATATAATCACACAGGTGAAAGTGTTGTGTATGGAGATACAGATTCTGTGTATTTTTCAGCACATAAAACATTAAAAAAAGAGATACAAGACGGCACCATACCATGGAGTAAAGAATCTGTAATTGGTTTATATGACAAGATTGCAGAAGAAGTGAACGGATCATTCAAAACATTTATGACCAAAGCATTCCATTGTCCATCAACAAGAGGTGATGTAATCAAAGCAGGTAGAGAACTTGTTGCGTCTAAAGGATTGTTTATAACAAAGAAGAGATATGCTGTATTGTATTATGACAAAGAAGGTGATAGAACGGACGTTGAAGGCAAAGAAGGCAAGATGAAAGCAATGGGACTAGATTTAAAAAGATCAGACACACCTGTGTTTGTGCAAGATTTCTTAAGTGAGATATTATACATGGTTCTAACAGGAAAGGAAGAAAAAGTTGTGCTTGAAAGAATAAGTGAGTTCAGAGCAGAGTTCAAATCAAGACCAGGCTGGGAAAAAGGATCTCCAAAAAGAGCAAACAACATGACCAAGTATACTGAGGCCGAGGAGGCTAAAGGTAGAGCAAATATGCCAGGACACGTGAGAGCAAGTATGAACTGGAACAAGTGCAGAGAAATGTATGGTGACAAGTATTCAATGCCAATCACAGACGGTGCAAAAGTTATTGTGTGTAAACTTAAAAATAATCCATTAAACTATACCAGCATAGCATATCCTGTTGACGAGATGCGTATACCGGAATGGTTTAAGGAACTGCCATTTGATGCAGATGCAATGGAGGCAACGATACTAGATCAAAAAATAGATAACTTAATCGGGGTTCTGGGTTGGGACGTACAAAGTACTGAAACCAGTAATACATTTAACAAATTATTTGAATTCTAAATAACATTATGTTAAGCATAGAAGAAATAAAACTTTTAAAAGAAAAACTACAAAAATTAAAAGGCACAGACTGGGAAAAATTTTTAAACGAACAAATCCTTTTGTTAGCGGCACTGGAAATGGCTACAGATGCACTTAACGTTGACCAGATTGATCGATTAGATAAGACAATCGATTGGTACAGAAAAGATCTCGACATTAAAAAACAAACACCAATTGTAGATCACGGGTTATACAAAATGATACAAACTAAGATTTTTCAATTTTCAAGAACACACCTATACAACAGTTTAGAAATAGGACCTGGTAATGGAATGTTTTCCAAGGAGTTTAGAACCTGGAAGACAAACTTTTTCTTGGATGTTCTTGCAGAAATAGAAAGTAAAGTAAGAAGACGCTTTCCCCCATTGCACCAAAAATATCTTAGATTTTATACAACCAACAAAGCATCATGTGACATGATTCCAAAAGAATCTTGCAACTTTGTGTTTAGTTGGGACACTTTTGTATTCTTTACACAAAATCATATACGGGATTATCTTAAAAGTATTAAGGAAGTGCTAATACCAGGCGGTTATGTTTTTATACAGTATGCTGATTGCCATTATGATCATGATCTTAAAGAGGCAAAACGTGGTTATTGGAACTACAATACAAAATATACCATGACTGAGATGATCAAAGATGAAGGTTACGAGATAGTGGAAATGAATATGTTCCGTCCCGGTGCCAACTACGCCATATTCCGTAAGCCTGGTAAACAAAATCCGGTTGTGTATAAAATTTCTGAAATAACTATAGACTAAAATCTAAATATCATATACAATTAAGGTATTATGATAGACATCTTAAAAGACATCGTTAAACACACGCATGGATTGGGATTTTTGGATCTCGTTAAAATTACTGGTGATGACAAGGAAACTAACATCGACAGCATGGCAGAAGACAGATCAGTGATCCTGCAAGGGTCTTTTCACAAACCACAAGCGGAAATGAATGGTACTTTCGGTATGCCACAGATGGGTAAGTTAGACATCCACCTGAAGTGTCCGGAGTACAAAGAAAAAGCGAAGATATCTGTGTTGTCCGGCGAGAGAAACGGAGCAACAGTTCCAACAGGAATCCATTTCGAGAATGAAAAGGGTGACTTCAAGAACGATTACAGATTTATGAACGCAGAGATAATCAACGAGAAACTTAAAACCGTGAAGTTCAAGGGTGTTAAGTGGGACGTTGAGATCGAACCAACAGTGGCAAGTGTGCAAAGATTCAACTTCCAGGCCACAGCAAACACAGAACACAATTCATTCGTCGTGAGGACGGAAGATGGAAATCTGATATTCACTTTCGGTGACCAAGCGTCACATGGCGGTGAGTTCGTTTTCGCAACTAACATTAAGGGCACACTTAATAAAGGTTGGAGTTGGCCAGTGGGGCAGGTGTTACAGATTCTTAAACTATCAGATTCAGCGAAGGTCACTTTACACTTCTCTAACGAGGGTGCAATGATGGTCACAGTTGATTCTGGATTGGGTGAGTATCAATACATTATACCAGCACAGGCGCAGTAATGACGGACAAAAAGCAACAAGAACACTTAGGAGAATTCAATAGAAACTTCGCAGTGTTCTTGCCTGCAATATCAAACTTCTTCCAAACATTTGTAACCAAACAAAGACTCACTGAAGGAAAACACATACCTGCAGAGAGAATTCCCAAAGGACTTGACAGAGGTGTCGAAGGACTTAATTTTATAAATCCAGACGAAGGCTATTTCACTTATAACACAGCATTGTATTCGGCAGGACACGCCTGTTTAGATATGGACAAAGTTGCGGACAGAGATAACATGATTGTCAATCGTGATAGAAAATTTAGCACAATAGTAGGAGATTCTGGAGGATATCAGATAGCAAAGGGTGTAATAAAATTTGATTGGAAAGATTTTGAGGGTAATAAAGCAAACGCAGTAAGAAGCAATATCTTAAATTGGTTAGAATTAACAAGTGACTGGGCAATGACACTAGACGTTCCAACGTGGGCGGCTGACGAGTTGAATAGTGGCAAATCAGGACTAAACTCATTTCAAGACTGCTTAGACGCAAGTAAATTTAACAATGATTATTTTATAAAAAACCGTCTGGGACAAACAAAATTTTTAAATGTATTACAAGGTGACGATTGGGAAACTGCAAGTATTTGGTATGACCAAATGAAAGATTACGAATTTGAAGGCTGGGCAATGGGTGGTATCAATATGTGTGATATGGAAATATTACTGAAAAGACTAATTGTCATGCGTGATGAGAAAAAATTAGATGGCAAAGATTGGATGCACGTACTAGGAACGTCACAACTTGATTGGGCCTGCTTCTTGACACAAATACAAAGACAGGTTAGAAAACACGTGAACGAGAATTTTACAATAAGTTTTGATAGTGCATCTGCTTTTTTATCAACTGCAAACGGACTTGTCTATACAGAAAACACATTCACACCTAGCAGGTACTCTTTTATAATGGACAAGGCTCCAGATGACAAGAGATTGAAAGGTTCAAACATACCATTTCCTTTCCATAGTGCTATTGGGGACAGGTTAACAATGGGAGATGTTTGTTGGTATGGCGAAGGCGACCTAAATAAAAACAACAAAGAAGGCAAGACTAGTTGGGACAGTTTCAGTTATTGTTTAATGATGGCACACAACGTATACAATCAAATCAAAGCAGTACAAGTAGCGAATGATTTAAATGACATAGAAAGTGTTGTACACAAACCACAAGTAGAACACTGGAGAAAAACAAAAGGCTCTGATACTAGTGACGAAATGAGTAACTTTGTACCAAAGAATATATTATATTTCAATGATTTGGTAAAAAAGGTGTTCGAGTCTGAAAAACCAATGGACGTAATACATGGTGCAAAAAGTTTTCTAGCAGACATACGAGGTACAAGATGGGCAAGACACACAGGTGGCGGCAAGGGTAAAAACAACTTCTCAAGTCTATTTGAATAGGAGGTTAAAATGGCTGGTAAAGACAAAAAACTAAAAAAACTCAAAGATCATCACGCATATCTAAGTAAAAAGGTAGCAGAACTTACCGAGGATAGAAAAAAAGACAGAAGTGATGAAAGCAAGACTATATTGATGCGTTTGAAAAAAACCAAATTAGCAATGAAGGACGCAATCGCAAGAACCAAAGCCAAGTTGACAAAATAACATAGTCAAGTTATAATAAAGCATGGATAGAGATTACAAAACAGGCAAGAGTGACAGTGTAGGTATATTTTCAGGTATTGAAATAGAACACACTCCAGCATATGGTAAACAAACACTTTTCTTGGCACGTAATGATCTACGTTTTGATGAAATCGTTGAAATAGCAGAAAAGGTAAATGCAGAAGCAATATACTTTGGTGCGAACAGAACATTCATGCATAATATTGCAAACACATCACAACTCATTAAAAAATTAATGGACAAAGGTTATTGGTGTACGATAGACTATCAATACAGTGTACACACAGCAGTCAAAGAAAACTTCAAAGATATATGGAACGAAGAAAAGTTTATTCCTTTTTGTTCTGTGATATTTCCAAATTCAGAAGAGGACGATAACTTATGCATCAAAGTTGATGATGTTGATTTCAACAAGACCAATCCGGGTGTATGGACAATGACAATGGATCACTTCAAACAATCAGCAGGTTTTACATCATGGGATGAATACAAACAAGATGAACCAATAGAAAACAACTATGCCAAAAAAGAAAACAAACAAGCAGTATAAGAAGAAAAAAAATAAAAACAAGAGGGAAATAGAAGGATATTACATAGATGACAAAGGAATCAAAATATTGTATAAAAGAAAATATGGAGGACTATCAATATGAGCACTGAAAAAATGATATGGGTAACATTTAGAAAAGAAGGTATCCACAAGTATCCTGCGGCATTGGATGATCCAAAACTAGCAACAGGTGACGAGTACGATGTAAGTTTTCTAGGACATCCGCACAGACACATATTCCACTTTAAAGTGGCTATAGAAGTGTTCCACGATGACAGAGACATAGAGTTCATACAATTCAAAAGATGGATGGAAAATATGTATGCAGATGGCACAATGAAACTTGATTTCAAATCTTGTGAAATGATATCAGATGATTTGTATACAGCAATAACAAAAAGATATCCAGGTAGAAAAATTGAAATAGACGTAAGCGAAGATGGCGAGAATGGAAGCCATGCAGTTTACGAAAAACCAGTAATGGGTGGGATATAATGAAAGAGATTCTTATACAACAAGACAGGGCAACAACTAGAATGGGACACTTACCTATAGAAGGTGGTGGCTTGAATGCTGGATACGACACAGTTGACGCAGTAGCGAACATCTGTACCACAGCAGGCAACCTTGGAATGAAGTATGGAAAAGATTTCATTTGGTCAGGTACTGATTGGAATGATAATGACGACGACTGTATCACTTTGATGGTGAAGGAAGACAAGTATGAATCTTTCTTGCATCTTGCCCTACAGAATGATCACAGAATAAAACACACTAGTACGGGCGAAATTAAACTTATCAAGGAGAGAAAATAAAATGAAGGTACCATACACTAACTTCAAAACAAGAGAAGGCGACACCGACGAGGTTGGTGGTTGCACATTTATTGGCGGAACATGGAAAGATGTTGATACAGAAGAACTTTTTGCAAATAAAAAAGTTATTGTGTTCTCACTTCCGGGTGCATTTACACCAACTTGTTCTTCACAACAAGTTCCAGGCTATGAAGCAAAATACGAAGATTTTAAAAAGTTAGGCATTGACGAAATATACTGTTTGTCAGTAAATGATGCTTTTGTTATGAATGCTTGGTTTAAAGATCAAAATGTTAAAAGTATTAAACCTATAGGGGACGGAGAAGGCGTATTCACACAGGGTATGGGTATGTTGGTTAACAAGCCTAAACAAGGGTTTGGTATGAGATCTTGGAGATACTCAATGTTTGTGAATAACGGTGAGATTGTAAAGATATTCGAAGAACCTGGTAAAAATAACGCCAGCGATGACGACGATCCTTTTACTGTATCAGATGCAGGCACAATGTTGAAATGGTATAAACAATTCCACGAAAGATCTAAAACTCCAAGATACAAGAATGCCAGGTAATTGGGATGGAAAATCACGTCCTAGCAACAACAAATACAGGAGCAACTTTGATGACATTTTCAAAAAAAAGGAGTGTCCTTGCGGTAGATCACCAACTGGTAGATGTATTGGTTGGCACGGCTTGACAGAGTCAGAATATCAAGTTAAACTAGCAGAATGGAAGGAAAAGAATAAATGAAAATATTCTATATGGGTTTAGAGTCGTATCAGGCAAGATACACTTTTCAATTAACAGACTGGACAAAAAGAGCATACGACAAACGTGGCGTAAAGTATGAAATTGTTCCAGGAGACACAATAGATGATTCAGAGGCTATTGTTACAGGACAAGTTTTAGATGCACATGGCAGAAGTTATTTTGCTATGAGTCAAATGATGAATCTTGTAAAAATGCTTAAGGCAGGAGAGATCACAAGCAAGGACGCAATATTCTTTGAAGACATGTTCCAACCTGGCATGGAATCACTTCCTTATATTTTACAACAGACTCCAGAGAAGTATAGACCTACAATATATTTGAGATGCCTAGCACAGGCAATTGATCCCGATGACTTTGTTCACGTATGGGGCATGAGCAAATGGATGAGTCTGTACGAGGAGATGTGTAATGAGATTCCTAATGTTGTCATATTGGCCAGCAACGAAGAAATGGTTGCAAATATGAGGATAGCAAACTGGAAGGCTCCTATATACAATGTTTCAGGATTAAGTTTTGGCAAAGAAGAAGTCCAAGGCAGAGTGGAACAAAAACCTTTTATGGAGAGAAAGAACAGAGTTGTGTTTGGTGCAAGATGGGATCAAGAGAAACAGCCACAGTTCTTCATGGATCTCATACAAGCATACAAGAAGAAACATCCAGAAACAGAATTTGCGATTTGTCAAGGTGGTCCTTTGAGATCTAACAACAAATATTATGTTGACGAAGCAAAACATCTGGCAAAAGAAGGACTACTTACAATCCATGAAGATTTGAAGAAAAACGATTACTACAACATACTTGCTGATTCAAGAGTGTTATTCAATTGTGCTTTACAGGATTGGACATCGAACACTGTGTCTGAAGCAGATGCGTTAGGTTGTAATGTGTTGTTTCCGGCATACAGATCTTTCCCGGAAGTGTTCGCAAATGATCACACGAGATTGTATGTGCCTTGGTCACAGGAAGACGCAATGGCAAAACTAGAATTACTATTAAGCAAACCATCCCCTAGTATGGGTCAAATATCCGATTGGACAGACGGCACAATCGACAGGATGTTGGACATCATGACAGGCAAGGGCGAACAATGGAGAAGAGATGGATCCCACTACAGGACACCAGTTTCCGAAAACAAATATTAAGCCATTGACAAGATCAGTGTTGGTCACTGGCGGTGCAGGATATGTTGGTTCACACACCTGCAAAATGTTGGCCAAGAACGGTTACGAACCAGTCACAGTGGACAGGTATTTCAGAGAAGGTCTAGTATCTTTTGGTCCTAATTACAATCTTGAACTTCCGCAGGAAGTCAACAGACTTGACGAGATAATAAAAAGACATAACATCACAAGTTGCATACACTTCGCTGGCAGTACAAGTGTGCCTGAAAGTGTACAAAATCCATCACTTTATTATAGAAATAATCTAATCTTAACTGTTAACTTGTTAGACAAATTAATTGAGTGTGGAGTTAAGACATTCGTTTACAGTTCAAGTGCGGCCACGTATGGTGATCCAGGACTTAAAATGTGCAAGGAATCAGATTGGGCAAAACCTATTAGTGCATACGGAGCCAGTAAATTAATGATGGAAATGGTGTGCAACAATTATCTAGGTGCTTACGGTTTGACCAGTGTAGGACTTAGATACTTCAACGCCGCAGGAGCAGATCCTGAGGGAGAAGTAGGCGAATTACGAGAAAATGAAACGCACATTGTACCACTAGCAATAGAAGCCGCTAGGCAAGGTAATACTTTTAAGATGTTCGGAGATCAATATCCAACAGAGGATGGCTCGTGTGTGAGAGATTATGTACACGTAATGGATCTAGCAGATGCACACATTAAGGCACTGAACTATGCATCTAACAATTTGGTATCTGAAGTGTTCAATTTAGGATCGGGTGCACCTGCATCTAACAAACAACTGCTTGATACTGTACAGAAACACACTGGTAAGATGAACCTAGAGGTACATCCAAATAGGCCAGGAGATCCTGCTTACTTGGTTGCTGATATTACAAAAGCAAAGGAAATTTTAAAATGGGAACCAACACAAAGTTCTATTGACAATGTGGTGGCAACTGCTGTAAAATGGTATAATAAGATGCACAAAAAGGAAATACAATGACAGACTCAGAAGAAAAACAAAGAGCATTAGATGCCACAATGGAAAATGAATCAAAAACAGATTTTGGTCCAATGGTTCAAATCACTTTGAAAGAATACGACAAGTTAAAGGAAAGATCTAAATATATCACAGACAAAGACATGATTGCAGTGATTGATAAGATCGAAGAATTAGTAAGAGCATTGAGAAAACACATAGTAAGATTAGACATAGAATAATGGATGATACACTAAAAGATAGTTGGGTTCCTGAAGGACCTGTCAGTAAAACGATCAAGGACAGGATCAAAAAGGCAGGCAAGAGATTCCATTCTAATGACAACATCTCTGAATTCATAGAAGAAGGTGAGATGGATCTATTACAGGCAGAAGTGCAGGAAAAGTTACAAGGTGTGTTAGACAGTCTTGTAATTGACACAGAAAACGATCACAACACACAGGAGACTGCAAAACGTGTGGCAAAGATGTACATCAGAGAAACATTTGGTGGTAGATTCAAACCAGCACCGAGGGTTACAAGTTTTCCCAACATGGGTTACAAGAGTATGTACACTAGTGGTCCAATATCAATTAGATCAACGTGTGCCCACCACTTCCAGAACATTGTAGGTAATGCTTGGGTAGGTATCATTCCAAACGGAGAAGTTATTGGATTGAGTAAGTTCAACAGGATTGTACATCACATAGTAGAAAGACCACAGATACAAGAAGAGATGACTACACAGATCGCAGATGAATTAAAAAGATATGCAAAGACAGATAATCTTGCAGTCGTTGTAAAGGCAGAACACCATTGCATGACGCACAGAGGTGTAAGAGAACATGAATCGGACATGACAACTGCAATCATGTTGGGTGCTTTTAAGGAAGACCCTGCAACACGAGATGAATTTTATAAAATTTGCATGAGCATGAAGGGTCATGGGTAAGAAAAAATTAACATCAGACAATATTAACGTCACATATAATTCCGATTCGTGGATGCCAAGCGATGGAATAACAATGATGGGCAGTAGCGGTACTGTTGATAGCATGGATCCGGATGGATTAACTTATTCGTTTGGCGATCTAGGACAACTGGATTTGTTTTCTGAAGAGGATATGAGAGGGAAATATCCAGCACTTAAACAAGCATGGGAACACTATCAAAGTGTGTTAGAAGTTTGTAAAACAAAAGAGAAGGAAGACGATGAGAATTAATTACGACGCAAAATTAAATTTTGAGGATGTTTTACTACAACCAAAACGTTCTACACTCACATCTCGTAGAGATGTTGATATGACAAGAAAGTTTACATTTAGGAATTCAGGCAAGGTAATGAACTTCACACCAATCTTTGCAAGTAACATGGACGGTGTTGGTACATTTAGCATGGCTAAAGTATTACAAGAACACAAGATGATGACTGTCATTACAAAAACTACTACACCAGACCAATGGAGAGCGGCAGTGGGCAACGGTGTAAGGCTACAAAGTGTATCTGTATGCACAGGAACCAACAAAGTATTTGACGACGAAGCAGAAGACTATCGTAATATGCAAGAAGTATTAAAAAGTTTTCCAGATGTTAAAATGATCACAATAGATGTTGCCAATGCATATCATCAAAACATGGTTGGCTTTGTTGCAAAAGTAAGAGAAGAGTATCCAGACAAAGTTATTGTAGCAGGTAACGTGGTTACACCTGAAATGACAGAAGAATTAATCATTAATGGTGCTGACGTAGTTAAGATAGGAATAGGACCAGGATCAGTTTGTACAACAAGAACAATGGCTGGTGTGGGTGTTCCACAATTTTCAGCAATACTAGATTGTGCAGATGCGGCCAACGGTGTTGATGGACACATAATGGCAGATGGTGGTTGCACACAACCAGGAGATATTGCAAAAGCATTAGGTGGTGGTGCACATATGGTCATGATCGGTGGTATGTTGGCAGGACACAACGAATCAGAAGTAGAGATAATTGATGGCAAAAGAGAATTTTACGGAATGAGTTCAGATCGTGCAAGAGAAATACATGGCAAAAGAAAAGATGGATACAGAGGTAATGAAGGAAGACTGGTATCTTTGCCTGACAGAGGACCTGTTAATGACACAGTAGAAGATATTTTAGGCGGAGTTAGAAGTGCTTGTACATATATTGGTGCAAGAAGACTAAAAGATATGCCTAAGTGTGCAAGTTTTGTTACTACTAACAATGTAATTAATAAGGTTTATGAACAATTCACAAAGTAATATTAAAAAAGTTACACCATTACATGATTCCACTTGGTATGTAAAATGGTTTGGTGTATGTTTTATATGCCTAGCGGTATTATGTAGGTCAATACAGGAAGTACCTAAGGTTTATGATGTGTGCTTCTCTATAATAGGCACAGGGGCATGGCTTTGGGTTGGATATAAATGGCATGATCGAGCATTAATAGTTTTAAACACGATACTACTTGCTTTGTTGGTATCAGGAGGGGCAAGGTATTTTGTACAATGGCTAATGATGTAAAGAAAAGTTATTTCACAACAGGACAGATGCGTAACGCACTTATCCAAATAGAAGATAAGATGGTGCATTCAAATTGGATGCCAGGTATAGTACTAGGTATTAACAGAGGTGGTTGCATACCAGGTGTGTATCTTTCACACAGGTTAAACGTACCTCACGAGGTATTGGATATTAGATTGAGAGATCATAGCACCAAGCCAAATCTCACTACACTTGAAAAAGCCTTTGCATTCCAAAAGAAAATTTTGATTATCGATGACATAAATGATTCGGGTGCAACGTTCGAATATATTTTAGATAACTTTGGCAAACACGAAGACAGAATTAGATTTGCGGCACTAATACACAACAAACCATCAAAAGTAAAAGTAGATTACCACGGATACGAGATTAACAAGGAAGAAGTACCCAGTTGGATCGTATTCCCATGGGAAGAGTGGGACAAATAAACTAAAGGTTGTGTTGACACAATCCAGGTAAACCAAGTACAATTAACATACATTAATAAAACCTTAAGGAGGATTTAATGTTTAAAACATTAATGGCAGGTGTTGACAAAACACTTGTAAGAAATCTAGTAATTTTACACACGGCAGTTATTGCCTTATCAAATTATCTAGTAACAATCAGATTTGATCTATTCCCTGGCGCGGACCTTCCATTGTTTGGATCGTTTCCATTAGCGGCGGCGGCATTTACATTTCCGATTGTTGTAGTAGCAACTGACTTGACAGTTAGGTTGGTTGGCAAAGAAGCAGGAAGGGCCGTTGTTGCAATGGCAATCATTCCGGCTATTGTTGCATCAGTACTTGTACTGTTGGCATTAGGTGACCCACACGCATACAGAGTTGGATTTGCAAGTGGTACTGCTTATGCTATTGGTACTATGCTTGATGTATATGTTTTCCAAGCAATCAGAGAGAAGTCAAAGGCATGGTGGGCGGCACCGGCAATCTCAACTATTGCGGCAAACATAATTGATACCTATTCATTCTTTTACGTTGCGTTTGCAGGATCGTTAGATGCTGAAGGCAACCTATCATGGATTGGTGCAAACTGGCACGTTGTTGCACAAAACAACACATTGACTAAAATTGTAGTTGGTCTAATAGTATTCTTACCAGCATATGGTATCCTATTAAACAGATTGCAAGTGATAGGCAAAAAGAAATAGTATGAAAGACAAAATCTACACAGGAGCCGGTATACTAGCAGTAATACTAGCGGTGACGGCTGTTGTGGCATTCACACTATTGTAAGTTTTTGGGGGATTATTTTCCCCCAACTACTCTTCCATCTAAATACTTACATGAATTATCTTTTATTGTCATCGGGAGGAATGGGCTCAACTATCTTGCAAAGGCTTATCACATTGGTCCTTCATATTGAAAATGTAAAAGTAATAAACACCCATGACCTTGTTAACAAAGTTATAGGCCTCGACAGTGAGGGCAATATCACAAGGAATTTCAAAATACAATATGGACAGACGTTGCCCGAGATAGAAAACATCCTAAGTAAATCAAACAAAACAGTTACCCTAGTAAGTAGGTTATCAAAGGACCATATAGATTATCGCAAGGATTCAAACGTAGAAAAATTTTATGAATTTGTTAAAACTTTTTATCCAATACTCGTATCTTGTGAAAGAGAAAATGTTTTTGAACTGACATTGAGTCTGGCAATAAAAGCCAAGTCAGATGTATATAATGTGTTCACCGAAGAAGATAGAAAATCTACAGAGCAGGTATCGGAAATTGATGAACGTTATTTTGTTCAAAAACTCAAAGGATACATTGAATACAGAGACTGGATACAGCAAAATTTTCCAGGAATTAAAAAAGTCACATACGAAGATTTAATTACTAACACAGATTCCGTGCTATCAGAAGTGACCGGATACAAAGACACATTGAAAAAATATTTTGGACTTCCAATGGCAGATATTCTAAGGGCACAGTACCATAATACTGACTTGAACGAGAATGAATTGCGAGCCTTGACAATGTACAACAACTTATGTGATGATCTTATTAAAAATGGTACATTACGAGTTGTGCCTATGAAGAACAGTTCTTTGCAAGACAAAAAACAAAGAATAAAAAATTTTGACAGATGTCTCAAGATATTTTACCAATACACACGTAATCTTGATTTCATAGACCCATCAAAAGCAACATATGACTATTGGAATCAAAAACAGTTGACAATGCAATCTAAATAACTTACAATATACATTATGACAAACAAAGCAGGAAAAATTTGGGGCGAGACGGAATTAATACTCGCAAATAGTTCACTTGAATTTCACAGAATAGATTACAAAGCAGGCGGTGTCTGTAGCAAACATAAACACGAATATAAATGGAATGGCTTCTACGTTATGTCAGGCAAGATGAAAATTCGTGTGTGGCAAAAGGACTACGATCTAGTTGATGAAACTATATTGAATCCGGGAGATTTCACTGCTGTCAAACCAGGATTGTATCACACATTCGAGGGTTTAGAAGATGGTGTTGCCTTTGAACTTTACTGGGCAAACTTCTCACACAACGACATCCAAAGAGAATCAGTTGGACATTTAAAAGACACAGACGGCAAGGTTGTAAGGCTAGATAAAAAGAAAAAATAATGATTCCTATTAAAGGATATGCGACATTCGATCCATTGAAGCATTGTTGGATAGGGTCAGGATTCAAGACCGAATGGTTTTCAGATCTTGACATTTACAAGAACGACAAAATAATGGATCCCATTAAAAAAATCGCAGAAGAAACTGAAGAGGACTATCAAACACTTGAAACAATTCTTAAAGACGCTGGTGTAAAAACACATCGTAGTTGGTTGGATATAGATAAGGTAGGATCTCTCAAAAATATATTTCGTCCACCAGTAAACCCTAGAGATCATTTTGCTGTGATAGGTGAAAAAATTTATGCCGTATCAGGTGGCTCAGAAGGATATGCCGATGTGCTAAAACAGATAGATAGAAACAATTTAGTTATAGAACACACTGCTGGCATAATGAGTACTGCCACGATTGCTAGGTTAGGCAAAGATCTTTATTGGGATATTGCTAAAGGAACGGATGAAGGAATTATTGAAAAATATAAAACAAAATGGCAAGATGAAGGTTTTAGAGTACACACATCTCACAGAGGATACCATAGCGACGGTGCCTTTTGTCTAGTCAAACCAGGTTGCATTGTGTCATTACATGACGTACAAGATTACAAAAAAGAATTCCCGGGTTGGGACGTGTTATATCTACCCGACCAAAGTTGGGAAAAGGTTTCGCCTTTTTTACAAATGAAAAGAAAAGTTGGCGGGCGTTGGTGGCTAAAAGGTGAGGAACACAACGAACAATTAATAGAATTTGTAAACACATGGTTACACGACTGGGTAGGATACGTAGAAGAAACTGTGTTTGATGTTAATATGTTATCAATTGACCAGAACACTATTATCTGTAACAACTACAACAAGGAAGTATTTGATCATTTTAAAAAACACAAAGTTGAACCCATTGTGTTCAATTTTAGACACAGGTATTTTTGGGATGGAGGAATACACTGTATCACACAAGATTTATACAGAGAAGGAACAATGGAGGACTATTTTGCCTAACGTATACACTATCTACGCCGATCACAAAGAAAACATCACAGCACCTGACTTTGTTGCCAAAATGAAATTGTTTCTTGATAAACTTGTTGAAAATAAGAAAATGATTACATACAGAATTACACGTATGAAATTAGGATTTAGATCCATGGACTTGCCAGAGTTTAGAATCGATATGGAATTTGAAAACATGCAACAACTAGATGATGCAATGACAATGACCATTGCAGACAAAAATGTAGATAAAGTTCACGTGGGATTCAACCAATATGTAGATGTTGATACCATCCAACATTTTCTATACAGAGATTACCCAGACGAACTACCACAACAGGAAAGTAAAAAAATTGATCCCGAGTTAGAAAAACGTATGAAAGGCAGTTATACAGTAGATGAAATTGTGGAGTCAATGAAAAGGAGTCATCCTGAAATATGGGAGTAGAAAAACCAATCGAAATAATTTATTCACCAGGTACCTGGGGAAATTGCCTTAGATGGATTCTAGACAAATTTACAGGCAATCCAAACTTTAAGGATTCGTCTAGTCCATGGGACAGTAATGACCGAGCACACCACAATAAATTATGGTCAAAGCGTTTTTCCAGAGTACACCAACGTGCTTACGATAGTGATACAGGACCAATAACGGACACATCAAAAATTGTTATTTCTTATGATCCTACAGACCTAGTGTTTATAGAGAGACTAGGTTATTACCGCATACCAGGAAACGAGCAGGCAGAAAGCAGATACGAAAATATAATAAGTGGACATTCGGAAAAATTTGTAAAAGAAATGTTTGGTGTAGAGTACTCCAAAAAAGCAGTTGCAAAAGAGATCCTTAAAATTAAGTTTCATAACGAACAGCAACACACATGGTGGAAGTCTATGATGCAACACATGGCCGACGATTCTAACTACAAGTTTAATATAGAGTCATTTTGGGATATGAATTCACTAGTCGAGGAACTTGATAAAATATCAAAACTCTTTGATTTAAATTTAAAAGTAGAGCATGACGTATTGAAAAACATTACAAACCATATAGGGCAAAATCATGTTGTGCTATCAAAAAACAGAGCCAAGGACATACTAGAGGCAATTAATAATGGTATGGAAATAGAGTGTAAAGATCTAGATATAATTGAACAAGTATTCATTGAAGTGGCATTGGAGAAAAATAACGACTGCATAATTTTTCCATTTGGTACAAATTGGTTCAACAATACTATTGAAGTAAAACAGTTCATACAAGGTTATCCTAAATACTTAAAACATATGAATCCAAGATTACCATGGTATAATGGTCAAAGAAACCCCTTTTATCTATCAGGGCAAATTGACAAATCTAAATAGTAATCGTATAATATAGTATGGAAATGGAAAAAAAATATTATTATTCAGAAATATTTCATAGTATCCAAGGTGAAGGAGAATATACAGGTACGCCTACTGCATGGATAAGATATTTTTTATGTAATTTACAGTGTAATGGGTTTGGTCAAAAAGATCCAACAGATCCAAGCACATACGAACTGCCTTTCGAAGACTTTGATGTTGATAGTGTGAAAAGGGTTGAAGATTTACCTGTATGGGAAAAAGGTTGTGATTCAAGTTACACTTGGGCAAAGAAATTTAAAAAGTTAATGGGAAACGAAACACCCACAGTACTTGCAGATAAAATTGTAAACATATTAAAAACAGATACAAATCCTAATGGATTATTTTTACATCCAAACTCAAGACAACATCAACACTTATGTTTCACAGGAGGCGAGCCTTTGATGATTACAGGACAGGCCGCCAGTGTTGGAATTTATAGATCATTAGAACAACGTGCAAATCTGCCAAGTTCAATGACATTTGAAACAAACGGTACACAGAAACTTACTGAACCATTCAAACAATGGGTTAAGGATATTCCAGAAGAAGTATTTTTCAGTGTCAGTCCTAAACTGTTTACTGTGTCTGGTGAAAAAACAGAAAAAGCAATTAAACCCGAGAATGTAGCAGAATACAAACAGTGTTCAGACAGAGGACAATTAAAATTTGTTGTAGGATCAGCAAGAAGAGAATGGGAAGAACTAGAAAACACTGTGAGAAAATTTAGAGAAGCAGGCATAGATTGGCCTGTTTGGATAATGCCCACTGGTGCAAGAGAAGAAGAGCAAACTGAGACTGCTGGTAAAGTGGCAGAAGAGGCATTTAAAAGAGGATATAATGTGGCGGCAAGAGTTCATGTGTATCTATTTGGTAATGCTATTGGAACATAGGTAGACTAGGAGGTAAAAATAAAGTATAATAATATTATGAAGGTAAAGAAAACAGCAAAAACAACTATAAAGAAAAAAAACAAAAAAGGTTCTAAGAAAAGCGAAGAGCCAATGGTTAAAGTTCTTAACTTGAATGTAAATCCTGAGAATCCAAGAAATGGTTTCTTTGAACTAGACTGGAACGACGAGTTTGTTAATATGCTACAACAAAGTGGTTATCAAGGACAAACAGAAGAAGAGATTGTAGACAGATGGTTTCAAACTCTTTGTAGAACAATTGGAAACGAACAAGGCATTGACGTTACTGGATCTGGTTACGTTCAGATTAACAGGAGAGATGACGGCAAAACTGAGGTGTCATAATGGCACACATCCTAGTCGACACAGCCAATACATTTTTTAGAGCGAGACACGTCATACGTGGAGACACGTCTGAGAAGGTCGGAATGGCCATACACATCATGATGAACTCCATAAAGAAAGCATGGCAGGACTTTGATGGCAAACACGTTGTATTCTGCTTGGAAGGCAGATCATGGCGTAAGGATCACTACGCACCATACAAACGAAATCGTAAGGAAATGGCAGACGCAATGACTGAGAAAGAGAAGGAAGAGAACGAAGTGTTCTGGGAGTGCTACGATGACTTTTGTGATTTTATAAAAACAAAAACAAACGTAACGGTGTTGCGTAACGAAAGAACAGAAGCAGACGACTTGATCGCTAGATGGATAGACAAGCACCCTGATGACCAACACGTGATAATCAGTACAGACAAGGATCTTAATCAATTAGTTGCAAAGAATGTTAAACAATACAATGGTGTGACTGAGATCACGCTCACAAACGAGGGATGGTTTGACAAAAAGGGGCAACCTGTAATAGACAAAAAACTTAAAGCACCAAAAGGAGCACCAAACACTGAATGGATAATATTTGAAAAGTCAATGAGAGGTGATCCAAGCGATAACATATTCTCAGCATATCCAGGTGTAAGAACAAAGGGCACAAAAAACAAGATAGGTTTACAAGAAGCATTCGCAGATCGTACATCAAAAGGGTACACATGGAACAATTTAATGCTTACAAAGTGGGTAGATCATGATGGCAAAGAACACAGGGTAATGGACGATTATGAACGTAACAGGTTGCTAGTTGATCTTCATGCACAACCAGAGGCTATAATAGAGGAACTGGATCAAACAATAGAACAAGCAAAAGCGGAGAACAAAAACATTGATCAAGTTGGAATCAGATTCATGAGGTTCTGTGCCAAGTACGACCTAAATAAGATTAGTGAGCAGGCTCAACTGTATGTCGAGCCCTTTAATGCGAGGTTAACAGTATGACTGTGAGAGCAAAAACATTAGTCAAAGACAAGTTCTGGATCGTCGAGCAAAACGGCGAAAAATTAGGTACCCTCTCAAAACAGGACGATAACGGCTGGATATTCCTAAGCAAAAAGGACAAGAGGCAAGTGTTCCATACACAGGAGAGCCTGTTTACACGATTTGGATTCAACATATTCGATGACATAATATTAGATCAACAAGAAAAGAGTGTTGACAAATGGGACGTAAAACAGGCTGAAAATTTTGAAGTACATGGATATCCTTGTAGTCAAAAACCATATAACCCACTTTGGGACGTTCAAAAAAATTTACCTTTATATACAAAAACTCCAAAATCCAAATCCATGTTCTGTGCAGGTTACTACATAGTGAAATTTGAAACAGTCAACTGGAGAAAGGCATATTGTCCTAAAATCATCACCCTACAAAGATACAAGTATGAAGGACCTATGAAATCAAAAACAGAAATGGTAGCAAGATTAAATGAAGCACTCAAAAATACAAACACGTCCAATTGAAGACCTGCTGGGTAGGATCAGAACGCTCAGACAAAAGGGCGAGAGACAGATAGTGATCCCTGCCAAAGAGGCAGATCAACTAGCGGATTCACTGAGCCAAGTCATGACACGTATGGTCACAATACAGGAAGAAATCATCGAAGCACTTAAGGCCGCCAAAGAAGCACAGACCATTAACATCGAAATGGACGGCGGTGGGTTTGACAGCAAGAAGTAAAATTTTCTAATACAATTTTTGGTAAATACTGCTACAATTATGAGCAGACCAAAACCCACAGTGTTACTCCAACACAGTAATAAAACAACGTTCAAGATGGACGAAGTCCTTGCGGCTGAAGGCATATGGGCGGTTTTTTATGATGGTAAACCTATCAACTTAAAGAGCTCTAGTTTGGTGTCCAACTATCCAGGTCCAAAATACAAGAAAGTTTCATTTTCGAACCCTGGCCACGCAGAGAACCTAGCGAAGAAACTGAATGCTCAACACAACACTGACAAGTTTGGTGTGTACCTTTTAAAAACAGGCGACAAATTCACTAGATAATTACGAGTATGGATCGTAAAACAGCCTACACTCGAACCTTCATGGAACTTCTGGAACAACCTATACACGACGATAGTGTAAAAACAAATTACTATACTTGGTGGCAGAATGTAAGGGAAAGTTATCAAGCAAGATCTTTGCGCCTTACAAAAATTGGCTTACAGATGATAGAAGGATTAGATGTCAAAACTTATAACATAAAGTTTCCTTCAAAAGTCATATTCACTCCACAAACTTATCTTTGGTTGGACGAGTTCGTCGACTGCCCTTACTATGTTGATAAAAAACAAATCATAGTCACAATGGAAAAGATGGCGTTGCAGTTGATGTTGTTCGCTGGAGACATCACAAAATACGGACTTGCACGGGCAATGAGCAAAAGAGAAGAAGAAAAAAATGAGTAAATTCTGTAATTGGATACAGAACGGCCTTTTTGTTTCCCACAGGGGGCAATCTTTGTGTTGTGTAAATCACGACAAACATTATATCAGTCCAAAGGAGTTTTGGGATAGCTCAGTTAGAAAAGATGCACTAGTAAAAATGAATGCTGATCAGCCAGTCACTGGATGTGACACGTGTTATTACAAAGAAAAAAACAAAGTAACTAGTGCGAGAAATTATTGGAACGTCTACAAAAACATACAGGCAAAAAAATTGCCAACAATGCTTGATTTAGATCTATCAAACTTCTGCAATTTGAAATGTGTTATGTGCAATCCAAACAGAAGCAGTCAACACGCCAAGGACAAGGGCCTTGGGGTATCGTCAATATCAAGAAAATACATTGAAAGTCTACTTGAAATGTCTGACGATCTAAGATTAGTGACTATCCAGGGTGGTGAACCCTCGATAATGGAGGAATTTACTTACTACTTTGGTGAACTACATAAAAAAGGTATTTGTAAAAACATAGATTTGCAGATTATCAGCAATTTGACAAATTTAAATGAGAAATTTCTTGCTATACTTCCATATTTTAAATCAGTACGTTTCTCCATAAGTGTTGATGCCTATGGCACTGCAAATGACTACATAAGATGGCCTAGCAAGTTCCACTCTATAGAAAACAACATATCCAAAATACTCGGGATTGATTCTATAAAAGTGGTTGAGATCCATAACGCATTAAACATATTGTCATTGTTTAACTTTAAAGACTTTCTGTACTGGACAAAGAAGATAGAAAAGATGTTTGAAAACACTGACAAGAATTTTGTATTCGTGCCACTAAAAGTGTTTGAACCTATGCATTATAGTCCTTTCATAGCACCTGAATCACTCAAACAAAAGTTCTTTGCGGACGTCAAAAGTTTTTTTGATGTTGAAAATTTTGGTAAGTTTACCAAAACCAAGGTTGAAATCATGTTGTTGTGTAAGAAATTAAAGGATTCTATAACAGATCCTTTACAATTGGACTATTTGGTCAAGGAAATCCAACGATTAGACAGAGAAAGATCAGTAAAAATCCAGGATTATATTCCAGATTTTGACAAACACATACAAAAAAGCCAATAAAATAGCGACTTTTACCAGGTTGACGTATAACATAATCCTGCTATAATGGTATTATAAACATTTTAAACAGGAGTGTACAAAATGCCAAGAGCAAACAAAAATAAAGAAGCCGCAGTAGGTTCACAAAATAGAACCGTTACGCCTAACGAGGCCAAATCAGCACTAACACATTGTATCAAATTACAAAGACCAATAATGATGTGGGGTGCACCAGGTATTGGTAAATCCGATATTGTAAAACAAATTGCAGACCAAGAGAAAAGAAATGTAATTGATATCAGACTTCCTTTGTGGGAGCCAACAGATATCAAAGGTATCCCTTACTATAATTCAAAAGAGAACAACATGGTATGGGCGGCACCGGCAGAACTGCCAACTGATCCAAAGTCTAATGCAATCGTATTCTTAGACGAGTTAAACTCGGCGGCACCGGCTGTACAGGCGGCGGCGTATCAATTAATTTTAAACAGAAGAGTAGGACAGTACGTTCTACCAGAAGGCGTTTCAATTGTGGCGGCAGGTAATAGAGATAGTGACAAAGGTGTCACTTACAGAATGCCGGCTCCTTTGGCAAACAGATTTGTTCACATCGAATTGAGAGTGGACTACGATGACTGGTTACAATGGGCAACAGATAAACATATCCATGCAGACGTTGTAGGTTATTGTACATTCGCAAAACAAGATTTATATGATTTCGATCCTAGAGGAAGTTCGAGATCATTCGCAACTCCAAGATCATGGAGTTTCGTTTCACAACTTCTATCAGACGACCTGCCAGAAAGTACGCTCACTGACCTCGTTGCAGGTTGTGTAGGAGAGGGACTGGCCGTTAAGTTTATGAATCATCGTAAGGTTAGCGGTCAACTTCCAAACCCGTCTGATATATTGAGCGGTAAGGTCAAAGACCTTAAGACTAAAGAAATATCAGCAATGTACTCACTGACTGTATCATTGTGCTATGAATTACAACAGGCACACGAGAAGAAGGTGAAGGATTGGAACGCACAGGCAGACAGATTCTTCCACTACATGATGGACAACTTTGAAACAGAGTTGGTTGTTATGGGTGCCAAGATTGCACTGACAAACTACAAACTACCGTTTGATCCTAGCAAGTTGAAATCATTTGATAGGTTCCATAAGAAGTTTGGCAAGTATGTCATAACTGCTATGGAGTCTAAATAATGTCAGACTATCGAGATCAATTAATCGTAGACAAATTAGTCACTGCAAGGATTGCCTTACTACTGAAGCATCCGTTCTTTGGTAACCTTGCAACAAGACTAAAACTTGTTA